GGTGGCAAACTGTGGAGGACGATTGCAACAATGCAAAATCACGTTTTCCAAAAGGTTATCAGGGCGTAAAACATCGAAATCTTGCCCGATCAAATGAACCTGAAGAACGTGTCGAAGTTGTAAACCCAAAAGATTATCCGACATGAAAACAGCCGAAAAGATCGACAAAGCAAAAATCCGTATAGCAGAACTAGAACTGCTTATCAAATTCTGGGAACAAACTAAACCCAAAAAAACAAATGGAAACTAACGATTTACCACTTTTCAATTATCCAGTTGCACCGAGCAACAAAACAGAAACATCAAAAGATGCCGCTGAATCTATCAAAGACAAAATAAACGGGATGTGTCTTGATGTTTTACGATGTGTGAGAAACTTTGAAGATGGGCTGACTTGTGACCAAGTAGAAGAAATACTTGGGATGAAGCATCAAACAGCATCAGCCCGCCTTAATGACTTGTCAAAATGTCAACCCGCGTTTCTTCAGCATCGTTTCGATTCATCAACAGGGAAACCTTTAAGACGCCATACGCGAAGTGGCCGAACAGCAAGAATTTATTTTGTGACGCCTTACGGGATGTCGGTGGCATGAAAAAATTACTTCC